ATCATCAATTAGGAGAATCTTTATGGCTTACGAACATGTAATCGCAGACAGGCTAGATCAAATTGCACTCAATACTAAAGAAATTGCAGCTGCATTAAAACACGAACAATATCATGAGGAATACGAACAATATCATGAGCAAATAAAAAATGCCCATGCAAGTGCTATAGAGTTTATTCACGCACTTCAACGAGATATGCAAAACGTAGCACGGAGAGATGAACATACTCCAAAAACAGATCTTGCATATGCAATAGACAACAGAATAGAAGCTTGGAAAGAACTTCGAACATCAATTTCTATACCCTCTAGAGAAGGAACATAAAAATGAAACCAATTATTTTCAACACATTAGCTTACATTTTTCATATCCTTGGTAGAATAATAAGAGAAGCGGGAAGATTTATACGCTTCATAGGCTCTCAAATTATTCTGTTTGGCTTATGGATCGAATGTGACATACGGGACAAATGCAAAAATGCCACTAACAAAACAACAAAAACGATTAGCTCTACTTAAACACAAACTACTAAACTCAACAGGAGAACATCATGAAAAAGCAAATCAAACTAAACTACAAAGAAGTAAAACTACGAATGAAGTCCAAAAAACTTCGTCACGTCGATGTGTACAAAAAAATGGGTGTGACACGTAGTGTTTTCGAATCAACTATATATGGCAACATACAGCCAACAATCGAGTTTTTAGAAAAGCTTGATAAAATATTACCACCCAAACCAAAACCTCAATTAACTCTCAAAGATGTACCAGAACATTTACAGTATTTAGTTGACCAACCTTAACATTTATATATCAGGAGGATATTCATGAGAACCATCAAACCAACAAGCCTGAAAGAAGAAGTAATGGCAAATGCAAAAGCAGATGTCAATACAATGATCTGGAGTGGCCCCGGCTTAGGTAAGTCCGAAATTGTATATCAAATTGCTATGGAGATCGGTGCCAAAGTGTTTGAAATACGTGCAAACTTATTTGACCCCGTCGATGTACGCGGTGGCTTAAAAGTTGTAGAACAAAAAGACGGTAGCTACAGAACCCGTTACGGTGTTCCGGAAGACTATCCGGATCCCGATTATCAAGGTATTGTAGTTCTTCTTATTGATGAATTACCTTGTGCACCCAAAGCTACACAAAATGCATTGTTGCAGTTACTTACAATGAACAAAGTTGGTACATATCAATTACCACCAAACACTGTAAAGATTGCATGTGGTAACCGAGCCAAGGATCGGGCCGCGGTTCACGAAATGCCAACACCAGTCAAGACCCGCTTTGCTCATTACGAGCTTGAAGCTAACGTTGACGACTGGGCTGCTTGGGCAGTTCAAAACGATATTGACCCAAGTATCATCAGTTTTATTCGTTTCAGACCTGCGTTGTTACACAATGTAGATCCTAACGAAAATGCATCACCAACACCACGTACGTGGACTTACGTAAGTAAAAAGCTCCCTTTCATGAACGATGAGTTTTATGGCGTTGCATCACTTGTTGGCGATGGAGCCGCTGGCGAGTTTCTTGCATTCAAAGCTGCTTACGGCAATCTACCAACCCGTGAAGATTTGCTCAACAAACCAACAACTACTAAAGTACCTGACGACATCAGTTTGCTTTATGCAATCTGCGGTCTTGTTACTAGTATGGTTGACAAAAGCAACTTTGATAAACTCATGAAATACGTAAAACGTATGCCACCAGAGTTTCAAATCTATGTCATGCGTGACGCAATGGCTAAAGATCGAACATTGTTACAAGAGAAGTCATTCACAGAATGGACAAAAGCAAACGCTGATGTCTTTCTGTAAACAAAACATTCTGGTTTAACCGGCGGGTCATGTAGGTAGAAAGCTAGTAACATACCGCGAGTAACCTCGGCCGAGTAATTTGCGAATAGATATGACGAAGCATGTTACCCCAAAACTATTTGACAGAATGAGGTTGACGCTTGACATGAAGGCGCTCCTTGTCTAGAGCCACGGTGTCTCTAGCCAACCGTAATTACACACAGGGTTAACCTTTCGATACGAGGTGGATAACTTGGAGTAGTGCACCAAGAACCTGCAACGCACTACCAACTTAATTTTATATAGGAGATATATCATGGCATCAGTACGATTAACCAGAGAACTTAAAGAAACAATCCAACGAAAAGCATCAGATGCTTTTAAAGCAGCTGACCCAGAACCAAAAGCTGGACACGAACTTCAACAAGCTGTTAAAGACGGCGTTGCAAATTCAAATCATCAAAAGTATATGAGAAAAATAGTTGCTTTATTTGACCAAGAAGTTCATGCAAAGCGTCTAGAAGATCCAAACGAAAATGACATATACAAAAGTGCATTAAATGATTCTATATTTGAAGGTCATCTTATACCAAAAATAGAGAGTAAAGATCACGTAGTTTTGTATAATTCTCATGCTACTAAAAGACAACCAACCGATGTGCCTGTTACAGTTACTTTTGACATACCAATGAAGTGGCGTAGTACAGATACTAGTTACTATACAAACACACCTTTGTATTTAGATCTATTATCTCCAGATGATCTACTAAAAATAGTACCTTTACGAGATAAATTTAGAGATGACTTACAAGCATGGGAAAATCGCAAAACAGCTTTCAAGAAAACTATTAAAGATACACTTGAGAATTCTAATACCATCAAACAAGCTTTAGAAATATTCCCCGGTTTAGAATCATTCATACCACCTGAAAAATTACAAAGGATGAACGAGAAAGTAACACGCAAACAACGTGCACAAAAAGTACGTGAAAAAACAAACATTGATACAACAGCAGCTAACCAAGTAATTCTAACGGCAAAAATAGTAGGAGGCTAATATGTCAGCAGAAGGTGAAATGCTCAAAGCACGAGCAAATATGATCTTAGATGCTCCATTCTTTGGGACACTAGCTCTTAAACTTAAACTCATACAGGATGATGAAAAATGTAAAACATGTGCCACGGATGGCAAATCAATTATGTACAACGGTGACTTTGTTACTAAGAAAATATCCAATCTAGAACTTCGTGGCGTTATTGCTCACGAGGTTCTACATTGTACCGGGAACCACGGATCACGTCGCAAGGAACGCGACCCAAAGGTATGGAACGCAGCTTGTGATTATGCGATCAATCCCTTAGTAATTAAATCAGGTTTTGTGTTGCCAACCGATGCATTGTTAGATGACAAGTACGATAACTTATCACCAGAAGCTATCTACCCTATGCTCATTGATGAACACGGTATAGACAAAGTACCATCAGTTGGTTGGGGTACAATCAACGACCCACCAGCAGATGCTTCTTCACTTGAAGCTGACTGGCAAATTGCAACAACGCAAGCTATCGAAACAGCTAAAGCAGCAGGCAAGATGCCCGGGCACCTTGAGTCGTTTCTTAAAGACATAGTCAAACCTCGTGTGGATTGGCGTTCTGCCCTTTGGCCTTTCTGTTCATCTATTGCTCACACTGATTACTCATTTCGTAAACCAAACCGTGCATACATATCAGAAGACGAATACTTACCCAGCTTGTATGAAGAAGCTGCAGGCGAGCTCGCTCTCATTGTTGACACTAGTGGGTCATGTATGAGTTATTATGATCAGTTTATGTCAGAGTTTTCAGCAATACACAGAGAGTTACGGCCAACAAAAGTACACATAATCACTTGTGACTACGAAGTTCAAGATCATATAGAAATTGAACCAGATGGTAACTTACCAGAAAAACTAAAGACAGGTGGCGGCGGTACACGCTTTTCACCTGCATTTGATTATGTAACAGAAAAATGCCCTGAAGTAGAAGCAGCTGTATACCTTACAGATCTTGAGTCTAATGACTTTGGTGAGCACCCACCATACCCAGTTTTATGGGTAGCAACTACTAACTTAGATGCCCCTTGGGGTCAACTATGTAAAATAAATATGGAGGAGTCATGAACAACTATTATCTTTTTACTCAAGCAATCGAAACATTTGAAAAAGTAGTTAAAGCGGAAAGTGAAGAGGAAGCTGAACGGTTATTTTATGCCAATATAAGAAAATATTACGGCGAAGGAATGGCTAATGCTTGCGTTGGTGCCACCACCCGTAAACTTAGTTCAGAAGAGTCTCTTAATTTCAAAGGCTATTGGGATGAACCAGTCGAGTGGCTTGAAGGAGAAAAACAATGGAACCAGAAGAATTTATTGACTCAATTAAAAAAGATCTACAAGAAATTTATGCCAAAAATTCTAAAGATGTAGCAGATGTAACAATACCTACTGCTAGATTCTTAGAAGGTACAACGTCTATTGCTCTTGAATATATTAAACGTATAGAGCAATGGCAAAACGAACGTGCCAGCTAGTAACTGGCTAGTCGGGGCTTGGTCACCTGATGATGAGAAGTGGGATTACTCCCACAAACAAATGACCCAGAAGAAACTGTAAATCCGTAGTTGGGACTGCGTAAGCTGGGACGGGCAGGAGGCTATACAAAAGATCATAATTTGATTTTCGTCGGTAGCCGTGGAATGCGCGTCAGCATCTTTTAGCGTGGCATGGGACTTCTATTGGGAAGTTTAAGTATTGACCGGTAAGCTGCTATAGCGAACCTATAGCTGTCAAGTTACAACGTGTGCATTGACACCTTTGCAAAGGTTTCGCCCACCTTTCACGCTCAACGGGCTTAACAAGGAGATATATTATGGGAACTAATGAATACTTACACAGATTAAACGAATTGCATGAAAATAACCCTAATTTTAATTTACAAGAAAAAGCTTTGTATATGGCTACATGGTTAAAAAAAGAACGGCCTACTCTTTATTCCGCTTTAGAATTTGACTTTGAAAATATAGAAGGCGAAATATACGCACAACGCGAATGTGATTCTCACAACGCAGAGGGTTTACTTTATGAGTAAAATAACTATAGAATTAGAACGTGATCAAGTAGATGCAATTATAGAAATATTTTCTGATGCTGCTACGCGATTAAAACAACTCAATAAAACTACTGATTTTATTCACGATGAATTATCAGGGATAAAAATAGCAATAGAAAAAGCACGTTTAGACGCTCAAGGCAGAGACGAATAATGTTAGTTACACTTGACTTCGAAACTTACTACGACAGTAAGTTATCCCTCACTAAAATGACCACTATGGACTACGTCAACCATGACAATTTTAAAGTCTGGGGCGTAGGCATAAAAATAGATGACGAACCAGCAGAATGGTATGGCGAAGAAGAAGCAAGATCTGCTCTTCAAGAAATAGATTGGTCAGATGCAACTTTGTTGTGTCACAACACTCCTTTTGACGGTTATATTCTTACACAACACTACGGACTAATTCCCAGTTATTATTTGGACACCGCCGCAATTGGTAGGGCTTTATATCCATATCAATCGGCTCGACTGAAAGATATAGCCATTCGTCTATGGCCAGACGACGATCGTATGCGCAAAGGAGAGGAGCTGGCGGACGCAAAGGGTCATTTTGATTTATCAGAAGAATTAGAACAAAAAATAGCAGGCTACTGCATACAAGATGTAGAACTAACTTGGGCAATTTATAAAAACCTCACTAAAAGAATGCCATTAGACGAACTCGACATTATTGATTTAACCTGTCGAATGTTTTGCGAACCTAAATTATTTGTTGATGTACCTGCATTAAAGAAATACAGGAACTCTGAAGCACGACGTAGTAAAGAAACTATAGAAGCAAGTGGCATACTACGAGCTGTTTTAGCTAGTAACAAACAGTTTTCTGAGTTACTAGAATCTATGGGTATAACTGTACCTACTAAAGTAAGCCCTACTACAGGTAAAAACATACCTGCATTAGGCAAAAATGACAAAGCATTTTTACAGTTACAAAAGATGTATCCACAACACAATAAAATTTGGGAAGCGCGAACCGCAGTCAAGAGTCGCATAAACGAAACACGAGCCCAGCGCTTTATTGACGCTGCACATGACGACGGCACTATTAGTGTACCACTAAAATACTATGCTGCCCATACAGGCAGGTTTGGTGGTACGGAAAAAATTAACATGCAAAACATGCCTCGTAACTCTCCAATTAGAGAAGCATTATGTGCACCCGATGGCAAATTAATATTTGTAGCAGATTTATCAAACATAGAAGCTAGAATGCTCGCATGGTTAGCTGGCCAAGAAGACTTGCTACAACAATTTAGAGATGGTGAAGACATATACTCTAACTTTGCTTCTAAAATATATGGCAAACCAATAAATAAAAAAGACCACCCAACTGAGCGTTTTGTAGGCAAAACAGCTATACTTGGTCTTGGCTATGGTATGGGAGCAACTAAATTTAAAAATACCCTTAACATGGGCATAGAACAATCTGAAGCAGTAAGCATCATTTCTACTTATAGATCTACTTATTTTCATATTCCTACCCTATGGCAACGCCTAGAACATAAACTTGCCAGCACAATATTACCCGCCACCTATGAAGAATGGGGATGCTTGACATTTACAGACCGATCAATTGTGCTGCCTAACACGCTTGCTTTAAAGTATCCTGATTTGCGTTTTTATAAAGGCGGACTAATTTACGATGGTCGCAACTCAATAGAAAACACATGGGGCGGTAAAATAACAGAAAATGTTGTGCAAGCCTTGTCTAGACTTGTTGTCACAGACGCCTTGTTGCGAATAGAAAAAGATCAAAATTTAGACGTTACACCTGTATTAACTGTCCATGACGAAATAGTTTTAATTGGCCCAAAAGAAGAACCGTGTGCTACAATGGATAAACTTATCGCCCATATGTGTGTTCCCCCAACATGGGCACCTGATTTACCACTGGACGCCGAAGGCGGGTATGACAATCGGTATAGTAAATGACAAGGTTAGTTTTAACACGGAAATTAGAAGAATCAGTTGTTGTTCACGACAAGAATGGCGTAATAACTACTTTAAAAGTATCTAGAATAGATAAAAATCAAATTAGACTTACTTTTGAAGCAGAAAAAAACGTCAATATAGATCGCGAAGAAATATACAATTTAAAACAGAATAAATAAGCCCTGTAGGAGGAGCTATGGAAGTTACGTTTTTAGAAGCGGCAAATGGACTCGCTCTCAGTAAAAAACACTCACCAAAAAACGGTTTTACCGCTTACCCCCAAGTAAAAAACGTAAACTCTTATATAGAAAAAATTGATATAGCTCCACATGGTTTACAAGATTTCGAAACACACCTCCGTAACTATTCTGCAAAAGGAAGCTGCCTTTTAAAAGGCCCACTTAAAAGAATACTTAGAGATGAAAGCAGGGCAGGTAAAACAGACCGTATTGCTTATTCTAATCTTTTAGTTTTAGATATAGATGGCTTATCTTTATCTTCTACAAACCAACCACTCAAGTACACTCAAAACGATGTATCAAGAATAGCTGCTGAAATACTCAGCGAGATGCCGGTTGAGTTCAATAATGTAAGTTATATAGCTCAAGCCTCTGCAAGTTTAGGACTTAAAAACCCAAAAATATCCCTACATATATTTATATTACTTACCTATGCTGTTCCTGCTAAAGCAATTAAATTATGGCTTCAATCCGTTAATTTTAATTCTGATCTATTTAAATCCCAAATCGAACTGTCAGCTAACGGACATTCATTAAAATATCCTATCGATATATCTGTTGCTGACAACTCTAAACTTATCTTCATAGCACCTCCTACCTTTGAAGATCCATCCGCCGATCCGTTTCTTACCCCCCAAGATCGGATCGTGCGGGTAAATGGAAATGTGCCTTCAATTGATTTAGCAGGTCTAATGAGTGATTTAAGTCCAGAGTCAGTTAATCAATTAGTAAACAATAAAAAGAATGAACTACGAAAAGCTAAAGGTTTCAATGCCAAAAAAGAAAAAATAACTTTAGCTACTGTTGCAAACAGAACAGAAGAAATATTACAAAACCCAGATCGAATGTCGATATCAATTGCAGATGATACGAATCCACCATATGTACGTTGTAATGTAAACGGTGGCGACAGCAATGCATATTATTTTCACCTTGAAGATCCTACTTATATGTATAACTTCAAAGGTGAACCAATATGGTCAATAGAAAAAGTAGATCCTGATTTTTATGCTACTTTGTTTGAACATTATAAAGATCAATTAGACAAACAAGGCAGAGCAAACCAACCAATTGTGTTACGTGATTACTATACTGACACATACTACAACGGTTTGTTTGACCCTAATTTAAATCAATTTACTGCAGATTATCCTTTACTGCCTTGCAATTCTTCTAGCACAGAAGGGTTTATGCGTTCTCACGGCAGAGCCAAACCAGATTTTATACCTGATGCAAGAGTCGTCTTTGATCCTACCGCAAAAGAAACAGCAGTTAACTTAACTAACGTACCTTACTATGTAAACATGTATAGAAAAACTGAATACATGTTATACCCTCAACAACCAAAGACTCGTCTTACAATGGGCGAAATAAATGAACTACAAGATATATGCCCGCTTATATATAAATTAATGCGCCATATACTTGGCGGAGAAGACCTTGAGCTAGAACATTTTACAAACTGGTTAGCTTACATATTCCAAACTAGAAAGAAAGCAATGACCGCTTGGGTGCTACAAGGTGTACCCGGCACAGGCAAAGGTATCTTTTATACAAAAGTATTACGACCTTTGTTCGGTGAAGAACATGTGCCTATGAGGGCATTGCAAAATATTGAAGAACAATTCAACTTGTATATGAGACAAGCATTGTTTTTAGTTGTTGATGAGTTTCACATGGCATCAGCTTCAGCAGGCACGATGAAAATCGCCGACAAATTAAAAAATGCTATTACAGAAAACACTATGACCATACGTGCTATGCGTAGTAACCAAGTTGAGATGCCTAACTTTACTAATTTTATATTCTTAACTAACCGTATGGATGCAGTAAAAATAGAAGAAGGTGACCGCCGATACAACATTGCGGCTAGGCAAGAAAAGAAATTAGAAGAAGTATATCCAGAAGTCATTGAAAATATAGATAACTTAGAAACTGAATTATCTAAATTTGCAGGTGTGTTATCTACATATAAAGTAAACACAAGGCTTGTAAGAACACCTGTATCCAACAATGCAAAAGCGCAGATGCAACAAGTTACTATGTCTGTTATGGAAGAATTCTTTGCTGCTGTACGCAAAGGTAACTTAGAATTCTTTATTGACTTGTTAGATATGGAACTAACTAATGTAATGCAAGGTCAAGAAATAACCACTGCACAACGCTTTGTAAAGACTTGGATTGCAGAAAGAGATTATCCTTTCTCTATTATACAACTAGAACATCTTAGAATTGTATATATTGTGCTCACTGACGACAGGATGTCACAACGCGACTTTATGAAAAAATCAGAAAGATGCGGACTACAAAGAGACAGACGCAGGCCGCATAACGCTGGGCGTAATGTAAATCCAGTTAGAGGAGTGGTTACAAACTGGCAAATGGATGACATCAGGTATCACGAAATAGTCCAAAAATACTTCAATGAAGGTGACAAAAAATTGCTCCCTGCAGCTGAAAGTTAAGCTATACTGTTGATTTCCCACAAAGGAACTCAGTATGGTAGCTTTAACTCAAGAACAACGGCCTGATAAAGTAAAAGTAGATACATTAGCAAAACCAGAACAATTAGGTGATTTAAGAGCGTGGAGTTACTCAGCTCTCAAAGTGTTTGAAGACTGCCCATATCGCAGTTATATACAAAAAGTTAAGAAAATACGAGAACCATCCAACCCAGCCGCGGATCGCGGAACAGAAATACATCAGCAAGCCGAGGATTACGTCAATGGTACCATTGGCGAAATGCCTGACACCCTGCACAAATTTAAAGATGAATTTGAAGAGCTACGAGAGCTTTATGCAGACGCTAAAGTAGAGCTTGAAGGTGAATGGGGCTTTGATTTAGATTGGCAGCCTGTAGGTTGGGTAGAAAAAGCTACGTGGGCTCGTATCAAATTAGATGCTCTTGTAAATGAGGATGAACAATCAGCAAGAGTTATTGATTACAAAACAGGCAAAAAGTTTGGTAACGAAATGGCCCACAGCCAGCAAGGTCTTTTGTACGCCATAGGTACTTTCTGCAGATACCCTCACATCCAATATGTACAAGTAGAGTTTTGGTATCTAGATCATGCAGAAATGACTAAAAAAAGTTATACACGAGATCAAGCTATGATCTTTTTACCCGGCTGGCATAAACGCGGTATCGCTATGACTACCGCAACTGAATTTGATCCGACTCCTAGCAAAGATGCATGTAGATGGTGCTCCTATCGCAAAGGAGATGAACCAGAATGCCAGTGGGGGGTAAATTAATGGATACAATAAAATCATGTCCAAAGTGCAATAAAATTTTAGAACCTGTAACCACATATGACGGAAAATTATTAGGTTACTTTTGTAAAGGTGTAATTTTCAAAACATGTGATTACATTAATTGTGTATCAACTAGCGAACTTAGGAGTAGTAAATATGATCAAGATAAAACCACAACCGGGTGACTATGTAGACGATGCGGGAATCAATCCTAATATGGTCTATGACGCAATAAATGAAGCAATAAGATTGCTTAAACAAGATGGTCACAAACACACAGATGCCTTTAAAATACTGGACACATTTATGGTTGACTCAGAGTGTGTAGTGTATTTGCCATGAACTATGTATGTGGGCATTGTAGACAAGCCTGCCAAGGTGAGCTCGTAGATTTTGGTGTTGGCGTAACGGAGTTTTGGGGCAATGTATCTGTCGATGAATGTATTCAATTTGTATCTAAATGTTGTCAGGTACAGATGTATGAAGACTACGAACTAGATGAACCCGTACCATTGGAGGAACAATTTTAATGACTAAAAAACGATTAATGATTTATTTTCTATTTATTGTATTTATAGCACTTGTAGCTTCAGTGTTATCAACTGCAATTGCAATGAGCTTTCAAGCGTACTTCGCAATTGTTTCACTTTTTTGTATTGCGTATTGCGCTCTGTTTTGGAGAAAAAAATGATTACCTTTTTCAGAATTATTAGTTTCATTGACCTTGCACTTTTACTAGCCGCTATTATAGGAGTTACATATGATTACTGCAGGACTTATCGCAGCAACCGGCTTGCTGTTTCTACTGTTTAAATTTGGTATTCGACGTGTTATTGCGTATGACATACCTATCGACATTGCCGTTACCATGTTACTTATGTATACACTAGCTGGTACATATGCAGGCATGATGGCAGCACTGTTTGGTGGCTTGCTTGTATCTGTTGTGTTGTTTGTTCTCAAACGCACAATGTATCGCGAGTCACTAAAAATCAACAAAACATCAAAGTTTCCATTCTTCAAACACAAGTGGGTCTTAACTAAACCGGGACGCTAATGGAAAAAGAATACCCTATGGTTCGTGTTACTTGGAGAGATGCTCAGGACGGAGAGACTGGGTGGCAACCTATAGATAATATATTGAACCATGACATAGCTATATGTCAGGAAGTAGGGTGGATGGTATATTTTGATGCAAAAAAAGTAATAATAATGCGATCACGCGTAGTTGAAGACACGCTACGTGAAGGGGGAGCTCATATTGCAATCCCACGCGATTGGCTACAAAGAATAGAAGTACTAGAGCCCACCTCTGTGTGGGAATTTGATGAATATTAATTTATGGAGGATTTAACATGCCAAACTGGATCACAACTAAAATAGATGTATTTGCACCTACTAAAATACAACTGGTACAGGCAATAGAAGCTGTACTTTCTAAGGATGACGAGAAAGGTAATCCTAAAAATCATATATCTTTCAATACAATTATACCGGCTCCTAATGAGAACGAAGATTGGTACAGTTGGAATTGCGAGAACTGGGGCACTAAGTGGGATGCGTGTCACACTAATGAAATCACCCGAGACTTAATTTTAAGAGATGCGGTTGAAGGTAGCACTGGTTATATGTATACAATAGAGTTTGCTACAGCATGGTCATTCGCCGCTCCTTTTGTACAGGAGTGGTCTAAAAGATATCCAGAAGTGCGGTTTACTGCATCTTTCTATGATGAGGACTACACAGCCAACTTTGGTAGAGGGGTGTGGCACGCCGCTTCAAACAAAGAAGGCGAAGGTATATATGTAGGTGCGTTAAGCAGACTAGGCGAAGAAAAAGATTTTTTAGAAGCTGCTAATGTTTTTTTCGAAATAACTGGCGACAATGTTATGAAACCACCTACATCTGACCACGACTGGCGCGACTATGTTGTTCGATGGAATAAAGAAAAAGAAGGAGTTGAGTATGCAGATATCCCACAAACGGCGTAAATACATACACATAAACCAGCATAAAATAAAATCTAACCACAAAAATAAAACTGATGAGCCAGTAATAACTGTTAAAGACGGTAAAAACAATACTTATGGACATCACGTTTTAATACATGGGCCTTCTCGTGTACGTTATTCCGAAACAGATAAACCTATATTATCCTGTGGTGCAAGGGTAGTAATAGAAACATATGCACCTGTAGATGTGTTATTACGCGAGGAGAGCAACAATGACATTGACAAACAGGAAGTTCCAATCGCCGCACACGCGGTATAGAAAAGGTGTCAAACCCGCAAGCATAAATATGCTAAAACGCGGTAAACAAAACAAAAAACTTGGTGACAAAGTATCTGTTAAGAAGTGGAAAGGTATGACAATGTATTCTCTAACACTAGAGGAACGAGCCACCTGTCCTACTTCATGCAGTCAATGGGATGTTTGTTATGGTAACAATATGCCTTTTGCACACCGCTTTGACCATACTGACCCTAACTTCTTAACATTATTAAAAGCACAACTTATGGGTCTTTCAGTCAAGCACCCTACAGGCTTTGTTATTAGGCTGCATGTACTAGGTGACTTTTACAGTAAAGAATATGTAGAGTTTTGGAAGAAGATGTTGATGTCTTTCCCCAATCTACATGTGTTTGGATACACGCACTGGTTTAAAAATAGTGTTATTGGTAGGGTAATTAATAAACTAAATGTATCTTTTTCAGACAGATGGCGTATTCGTTATTCCGATGAGGAAGAAAAAACAAGCAGCTTTATAGCTTTAGTGACTAAGGAACCGCGAACCACGAACCACGTAGTGTGTCCCGAGCAACAGGGTAAGACACCAAGTTGCGCGGATTGCGGTTACTGTTGGTCATCCGAAAAACCTATTGTGTTCATAGAACATTGACGATAAACTAACATTCAATCAATGAGTGATTACTATGCTACAACCTTTTGAACATCAAACAGCTACTACTGACTTCCTTCTTAAAACCCCTCGTGCGTTGATAACATCAGATCCCGGCACAGGTAAAACACGCAGTGTTATTGATGCTTACAAACAGCGTAAGAAAGGACGTATGTTGGTAGTTGCACCGCTATCTATACTAGAACCTAGTTGGGGTGATGACATTGATAAGTTTGCTCCCGAGCTTACTTATTCAGTTGCTTATGCAAAGAACCGAGCAAAAGCATTCAAAGAAAAAACAGACATCGTTATTACTAATCATGATGCAGTTAAATGGCTAGCCAAAAATCCAGCTGTACTAAAAGGTTTTGACACCCTTTGTATTGATGAGTTTACAGCATTTAAGAACAAAGATTCGCAACGTAGTAAAGCTGCGTTTGTTATCTCCCAGTTGTTTCAATACCGCATTGCTATGTCAGGTACACCTAACAGTAATACCATTTTAGACATCTGGCACCCAACACTAATTATTGACAACGGCCAACGACTAGGTCACAAGTTCTACTCGTTCCGTAGCTCAGTATGTACGTCTCGTTTCAACGGGTTTGCTAATGAGTGGGTAGATAAAGACAACGCAGAAGAAATAGTAGCCGCCGCACTTAGTGACATCAACATACGATACAACTTAAAAGACTGTATTGATATGCCAGAGCAAGTTACGCAAACTTTGTATGTCACATTGCCCCCTAAAACAATGTTGCAATACAGGACATTCAGTGAAGACTCAGTGCTATATACAGGCCAAAAAACAATAAACGCTATACATGCTGGTGCAAAAGTAAAGAAACTACTGCAACTTTGTACAGGTAGTGTGTATGACGAAGAAGGTAATGTAGAAAATGTTCATTCGGAACGATACGACTTAGTTATGCAGCTAGTGCAGGAGCGTAAACACACGCTTGTTGCATTTAATTGGAAGCACGAACAGCGTCATATGGCTGAATTAGCAGACAAACTAGGTATAAAACATGCTACAATAGACGGCTCTGTACCTCCTAACAAACGTAAAGACATTGTTGACAGGATGCAAGCAGGTCAGTTGAAGGTGGTATTTTGCCATCCTCAATCGGCGGGTCACGGACTCACAATGACTAAAGCTACCACAGTTATTTGGGCCTCACCTACATACAACGCCGAGCATTACCAACAGTTCAACAGACGTATATACCGTGCTGGCCAAACAAGCCGGACAGAAGTTATACACATTGCTGCAAAAGATACTTGGGAGCCAGATGTGTACGATAAACTAGCAGGAAAGCTAGAACGAATGGAAGATTTGTTAGACTTACTTAAACAACTCAACGATGCTAAATGAGGGCAGATTATGAAAATCAGGACGTTAGAAGACTTAATACAAGACCGTGCAAATGTTAAAAAGAAAATGGATGGTCTAAACGCAGAACTAAAAGAGCTACGTAAAGAGCAAGACGAAATAGATTACGAGCTACTTAAAAAGTTGGATGAGCAGGGAGTATCGAAGACAGGCACTTCGGTAGCTTCCATCTCCATACGAGAGGACACAGTGCCAGAAGTTACTGACTGGGATACTTTGTACGCCCATGTCACAGCAACCGGCGACTTTGGACTCTTACAACGACGTGTGTCATCAACTGCATACAAGGAGGCTTTGAAGCTTGGCGAAGAAGTCCCCGGTTTGCAGCCGCGTGAGATACGTAGGATCAACTTTAGATCCGCTTAACTTGAAACTTGAAACTTGAAACTTGAAACTATAACGGAGAAAACTATGACTGATACACAATTAGTACTAGCCAGTGAAGACGAAAACTTACCAGCGTACTTACAAAATAGTGCGGACAGAGGTAACGAAAACGTCGGCAACGCAGTAGCAATACCTCGCATCAAACAGTTACAAAAGATGAATAACGAGGTTGACAAAAACCACAAAGCATATATTCCCGGTGCAGAGCCCGGTGATTTTGTTAATACCGTTACCGAGGAAGTTATTAAAGATAGCTTATATGTTATCAGCTTAACTTTCAAAATAGAGTACGCTGTGTGGCGTGACTTAGAGAAAGGTGGTGGTTTTGGCGGTGACTTTGCTACTCGTGCTGAAGCACAGGCTTATGTTGATCAGCAAGAAAACCCCAGTGAATGGGATATTAACGAGACACACAGCCATGTGTTATTGTTAAAAGACCCCGATACTGGTGAAGTGTCACCTCACCCAGTAATTATGAACATGGCTTCTAGTAAGCTTCGTGTATCTAAAGCGTGGAATACCCAAATAGGTATGAAGGGCGGAGATCGGTTCGCGAGCCTTTGGAAGATATCTAGTGTCTCTACCGAGAACAAAGCAGGTCAAGCCTTCTTGAACCTTGATATCAAGTCCGCAGGTTGGTGTTTAGAAGAAGACTATTTGTTAGCCGAGAAGATTTACGAACGGTTTGCATAACACTTGAACGAACATGGGTTTATAAAATCTATTCATAATAAACTTTCAAAAGAAGTTTATAAATGGAAAATCCATGACACCTATGCCGGTGGGGTACCTGACGCTTTTTACTCAGGCCCCGCCGGTATTTTATTTATAGAATATAAATATGTTCCAAAACTCCCCGCCAGATTAACCACCACTATTAAATGCAACATATCAGAGCTGCAATACCAGTGGCTGCATCGCATGTACGATCAAGGACATAAAGTTGCAGTGGTATTAGGTGTAGATAAAGAAGCATTTATCATGCATTACCCAGCCATATGGAAAGGCCCTATAACTAAAGAACACTTCCAAGATAACTGTGTACCATTTAAGAATGTAGCTAAATGGATTGAAGAACAGACCTTACCTTAATTTACCTCTATTTTTCTTACGGCTTGTAACAGTTAGATTTTTAGATTTGTTATTACGGGGGTTTTTATCTTTGTGATGCACATCTTTTTTATCCCCTTTTCGCACCTTTCCGTTTGCTTCCATCTTCCTACGAGCAGCATTTCGCCCAGCACGGCGTTTCTTTTGCTTGTCAGACGCATGATCCCTTGCATACTCTTTTTTGTAGTTACGTTTTGTCATGATCCCCCCTCATCAGGATGTGTTGGCCAAACAATATTTTCTATTTTGTCTACGGACGATTGTGCTTGCGGCATATCTCGTAGCTGTTGTCTATAAGTAGCAAAGGCAGTTTTTTTCTCTGCGGTAATAGGAAAGTCAGATAGCTGAGTAGCGTCGGTCTGCAACAAAAGCATATCGCGCATTCTTCGCGCTGTATTCCATGTGCTAGTTAATGCATAATCTTCAGGTGGTGTCGCCCACGTATTTGTTTCGGGGTTATAAATATAACCATCGCCGGGAGAAACAGCCTTATCTACCCAAGCATTATTATCAAAACTCCATATTTTATTATCTAAATAATTATTTATATCTGAATCGTTTGGTATAAAAATAGCGGTATGAGAACCATATTCAGTACGATCTGTGTAGTCATTATCATTGTTAGGTTGGCATACATAGGCAACGTGGCCTCTTGTAACTCCTGTAGTTGTTACCATTGCAACAGTTATCATTTTAATCTCCTGAAAATCTAGCGACCATTAAAGTTGTTTTTCTTGTAGGAAATCCTACATTAAACCCAGAATCAGTAAACCATTTACCTGAATCATCATAGGTATGCTTCCCTAGTTCAAAAGGGCCTACTACATAAAAGGTGCCCGATAAAAAACCAGCAAAGTTAACATGGTTATTCTCATTAACGTCTTGTGGCCCTAATTGAGCAAGCACTTGCTTTAGTTTAATTCTACCAGAAAAACCACTCCCTATCCCATCAAATGCAACACCTTGCGAAGTATGAACCCAAGTATATGCATCAGCAAAAGTTTGTATCTGCCAAGGATCTGTGTCATTCATAAGTGCATAATAGTTTGCCCAACTAAATGGGTCACCTGTATCATTTTCTGAAAAATTAGCGCGTATGGAACTTTCTAACTCATCTACATTACAGTTAGTTTGTTTTAGGTCTTGCACTCGTAGATGATCATATTCACTAGAATAGGCTATATCACCATTGCTCTGATATACGTTTAACCCATAACCTGTAGTTGGTTCTGGGGGTGTTTTTTGTACACAAAGTACATAGTCTATTTTGTAATCAGTGGGATCATCAATCCCCAACATTTTAGTTTTGTAGCGGTAAGGCGTTGTATATGTACGTGTTGACGTACTACTACCCCAAAAATTACTTGTGCTATATTCATGAAACATATATCCCTTAGGTGAATAAAAGTGGGGATGATCACCATTAAAATCAAAGCTGTTGTTTGCAAACACCTCTTTCATAGCTCTGTAATAAAATGGGTATTGTGCTGGTGCAGCGGCACGTTGTTGTGGGCCTTGCTGAAAAACAAACCCTGTCCCATCATTAAAATCATCATATGATCTATATGGAAAATAAGGTGTTGCCCACGTACCAAAATTATAAAAAGGTTTTGGGAAACCAATACCATCTGATGCATCCGGATAATCTTTTGACCAATAAGTTTGAGTGTTAGTACCAAAAAAACCTTGATTATTAGTTGAAGGATTTTTATTTTTGTTCGTTTGTCCGGGGGCGTGGTTAGCAAAGTAATACTTACCACCATACTTTACAATAGCTGTTGTACTATATGAAGTAGAACTACTCCAATTGGTAGCACTATTTTTTAAATCTTCATCCCAAAAATAATTTGTTAAGGCTAAATGTTCATTATTTCCAGCGGTGTCGTTATTGCCAAAGTTAACTTGATATGTAGCTTGAGCTTTTGGCCCATAGATTCTAAATCTATTGTTAGATCGATCTATGTGAGCGTGTAGAGTTTGATTAGTATATGCTGTAGATGTATTAGGTTTTGCAAATAACAACACCCTGTCATTTGAACCTGTAGTAGTATTAGACCAAGTAATAACTTCTCCGTTATTACAAGTCCCTTTTTGCACTACCGTTATAAATGGGTAGTCTGGGTCTATTTGTACATGCCCACCTTCATTAAAAGTTTTTAAACCGTAAGTCATTATGCCTCCTACATTTTAAAAACTGACAAATACCATTTAAACGTAGGTGAAATACTTGTAAATAGGTTCCCATTATTTACATATAACCTAAAAGTGTTTTGACCTATTTTTTGCCCAGTAAGACGGCCCGTGCCAGAGCTTGAATTATGATCAGAATCTAAAATACAAATTAAGTCTGATGCACCTATTCCATTTATAGTTATATTATGTATATGTGGAGACTCTTGATCAGTTTGATTAAAATTAAATGAACCTGAATACTGAGCATAGAATTTAGGTAATCGAGAAGTAGTATCCAGTAAAGTTTTGCCTGTAGCAGACAACACTTGCATCCCGTAAGCCATTACGATAGATCTCCTAATTTAACACGTAGTTGTGTACCATCATAAACTTCTATGGTGTTTCCATCAATAACAATTCTTGAATTTTGAGATGCAGATTGTATTTTAATATTTTGTGTACTCATAGTACCTGACGTAATATCACTAGCAGAAATAGTGCCCGCGGACAACGACGCGACTGCCGCGGTAGTTAATTTAGCCACTTCAATGGTTCCGTCAACAATCTTGGCGTTATCTATTTCCGCATCACCAATCTTAGCCGTGGTTATTGCTCCATCTGCTATCTGAGCACTGTCTATTTGTGCATTACCAATTTTAGCTGTAGTTATAGAACCATTTTTTATTAATGCATTATCTATATAAACACCAGCAGGAACAGTCTGGCCACCAACAGTAGTTTCACTAGTCGTAACAGTAAACGGTGCTACTGCTGATGTTGTGTTGTTATTATCCGGAGGGTTAATCGAGAACTTGTCTGCATTAACTATAAAAGTACTATGACTAGATTCATTACTATTATATGTTGTTGTGTACTGACTATTAGTATTTATAGCTAAACCAAAACCCGCCATTGCCCCATTAGAATCAAGTTTTACAGTGTACTGAGTGTGAAGGCCAGCTACAGCCGTCGCATTTGTTTGTATAGAGCTGCTAAAACCATTAGCTGTACTTTCTACTGTGGTAACTTTACGTGCTAACGCTGACCCACTATTTGTACTTATATCGTTCAGGTCATTAATTTGGGCACTAATTTCATTTAGAGGGCTGCCTAAATGTTCCCAGAATTCGTGGTCTTGGAGTGATTTATGTTCAGCATTCGTATATGCCTTAGCACATTTATAAACACCCCCATCATAACGAAATACACGACCAGTCCCGGTGCTTACATTTTCTCGCACTTGTACATTTCTAATAAATACAGGTGATGTATTAGTACCACTTATTTTTGTAATTCCAACACAATGGTATTTCATCCGAGTGTTAGAACTAAAGGCACCGCCGGGGGGAGTCCACGTAAATTTAACTGTTTGGTATACATTTTTTATTGGGATGCCATTCGATGTCCAACCTCCAGCATAAGCTGCTCCATCTACTTCAAAATCACTATACCCATCACCCGCGGTTAAAAAAGCATTTTTTACTTTAATAGCACCATTAAATGTAGAAACTGGAGATTGATGAGCCATTTGACCTATATAAACAGCTTCCAAACCAGCTTGATCGGCTGCTTTTTCTGTGTCAGTCATACTAGCCATAAACGCTTGGAACATATCAGTCGCGGCGTTTATTGATCCACCACCTTTAAACTCAAAAGAAATTTCATAACTAGTAGTAGTAGAAATGTCTCTAAATAAACTAAATACCGCACCTGTAGTAGCATCGCCACTATCTGTTAATTTTATAGCGCGCTCTGTGTCATCATAACTAAGTACGCCAGTAAGGCCTGCATCACTAACCGCATCAAAATCAAAAGGCAATGCACAGTTTGTAAGATCTTGTTTGACGATGTCGCCAATTGCATAGGAAGTTGTTGCACCAAGATTATTGGCGTTTTTATGCTTCCAAGCAGTAGCATTATCTATTACTACGCCGTCCAAAGTAGCAGCATTTGATTGTAATGTATGGATAGATTGAGCAGCTTGTGAACCGCTGTCTGCCGCTACATTATTTATTTGTAGTATATCTGCGGCGGCTGTATTTGCAGTTGAGTTAGCTGTATTTGCAGTTGTATTAGCCGTGTTTGCAGTATTGTTTGCTGTGGATGCAGTTGAAGCAGCCCCGTCTGCTATACTTTTAGTAGCAGCTAAGCCTGTGCTGTTATCTTCAACGGCTGCTTTTAGGTTAAACAAAGTTTGGGATGTAGCAGAACCAGAAGTTGAAGATACATCATTAAGTTTATTTATTTCTGCGGTAGCTGTATTTGCAGTTGAATTAGCCGTGTTTGCAGTTGAATTAGCCGTATCTGCTATAGTTTTAGTAGCAGCCAAGCCTGTAGTGCCATCTTCAACAGCTGCTTTTAGGTTAAACAAAGTTTGAGACGCAGCAGAACCAGAAGTTGAAGATACATCGTTAAGTTTATTTATTTCTGCGGTAGCTGTGTTTGCAGTTGTATTAGCCGTGTTTGCAGTTGAATTAGCCGTGTTTGCAGTACTTTGAGCATTATCTGCTATAGTTTTAGTAGCAGCCAAGCCTGTAGTGCCATCTTCAACACTTGCTTTTAGGCTAGCTAAAGTAGAAGCTGCGGCAGAAGTAGAGTCTGTACTAACATCATTTAGTGCATCAATACGCGCCGATACATTAGTTACTGGCATCGCCCCAAGATCTTGCCAATAGTTAGGGTCGTCAGGGCTAACAGGTTTTGTATGTGTCTGTATACATTTAAAACGGCGACTAGCGTAATCCCAAGATCTAACTAACGAGTCATCAGTCTTTAAGCGTTCTTCTATTTTTATATTTTTAACCCATATAGGGTTAGTGCTTAAGCCAGACCAATTTAATATCTGTAAGTTTGCCCACTTTGTTGTAGAGCCAAACTCATATTTACCTGTAGCAATTCTATATGTAGAAAAAGCTTGAAGCCCACTAGTAGTAGCATTAGCGCCGTTGTACTGACCTTCTGTCCCGCCGTAGTCCCAGTCTTTAAGATCTATATTTCCGTTACTGTTATAAACAGTGTGGTATAGAGCAGGTGAACTGTCTTGTATATGTGAAACACTAGTTTTACCCGCAGGAAGATTATCAGCTGTATGGTTAAATCTTACAAATAAACTATTAGTAGGTGATGAAGCAGAAGCAGTAGCACCTGCGCTATCCGTTTTAACTTCTAAACTAACTACAAAATATGTATCGTCTCGTTCTACATTAAATGCATAACTAACCATGCCAGTTGAACCATCAGCACTAACCGTAGCATATGGATTGTTGGTACTAGCGTGTTGTCTTACCGCTTCCTCTACTGGATCGTAAACAGCGACGCCTTCTTGGTTTGAATGGTATGAAGGTCTAAATGTATTAGATAAATCAGTTACAACTATATCCCCAGCAGTAAACCCTGTGTTTTCTGCGTCAGACCATAAAGGGTTAACATTATTTGCTGCAGTGGTTGCTTGCAAACTGTTAACGGCTTGAGCAGCTGCAGATGTGCTAGTAGTTGATATGTTATTTATAGCAGTAATATCAGCTGTATTTGTAGTTACAGTAGTAGTTAAATTAGTTAGATTAGTATTTGTTGTATCTAAAGAAGATTGGTCAGCTTTGTTTCCAACAGTAGTAGTTAGATTAGATACATTAGTATTTGTTGTATCTAAAGAAGATTGGTCAGCTTTGTTTCCAACAGTAGTAGTTAAATTAGATACATTAGTATTTGTTGTATTTAAAGAAGACTGATCTGCTTTGTTTCCAACAGTAGTAGTTAAACCGCTTAAGTTAGTATTTGTTGTATCTAAAGAAGACTGATCTGCTTTGTTTCCAACAGTAGTAGTTAAACCACTTAAGTTAGTGTTTGTTGTATCTAAAGAAGACTGATCTGCTTTGTTTCCAACAGTAGTAGTTAAATTAGATACATTAGTATTTGTTGTATTTAAAGAAGATTGATCAGCTTTATTTCCAACAGTAGAAGTTAAATTAGATAGATTAGTATTTGTTGTATCTAAAGAAGACTGATCTGCTTTAGTAGTAACAGATGTTGATAAAGAACTTATTTGTTGTGCTGAAGCTGACCCTGCACTAGAACTAACAGTATTAAGCTCTTTTATCGCCGCGGTGCTGGCTTGACCAAAATTACTTAAATTATTTGTGCCATGATCGTGCCATTTAGATGCATCAGTGCCGGGAGTAACACTAGTTTCTACTAAAGACCTATATATTTTGCCATCGGCATCAAGTTTAACTATTGTACCCGCGGGGTAAGTACCTGCAGTCCAAGAAGGAACACCTGTTGTTGTAAAGCTTGAATTTAAACTATTAAGTGCTACAGCAGCAGCGGAAGTAGATCCAGAACTAACATTATTAATTTCATCAATAGATGCGTTTGCACCTTGCGACTGAGCCGCAACAGTAGCTAATCCACAATCTAACCAATTAGTGGCATTAGGTGGTTTATTACCATCTGCAGAAGTATGATTTGTTTTAGCTTTAAATAGTTTTAAACTACCAACGGTAAAACTAACTACTTGCCCTATAGTATAATTTGTGCCTGTAGCCCACGCTGTCCAATCACCTTGAAAGGTCTGTAGATTTCTAACAGCAGTAGCATTGTTACCAGAACCAGTTGATATGTTATTTATGTCTGCAATAGATGTTTGGTTAGCAGCTGCTAACTGCCCGACACTAGCGTAATCACCTAATTTAGTCCAATTAGAGGCACTGTCAGAAGGTTCTTCAGTGTTACTATTCGCAGTTGATTGCCATATGTTACTGCTGTGTTGTACTAAATCACCATTACTATAAGTATTTGAATTACTCCAAGCGGCAGTACCACTAAGGTTATTTACCTGTGTTTGGACAGCAGATATTGCCGTACTGCGAGCAGTAGCCTCGTCCGCGATTCGTTTAGCCACGCTCCCCGCTAAAGTAGCATCGGTACTAGTTACTTTTGTAAGTATATCTGCGACACTTGAATCAAGTTCAGAGCTAGTAAGTGCACCATTTAATTTAGTTTTTAATGAATTAACTGTTTCTGCTGCATCCGCGATTCGTTTATTAACAGTGCCATTAACATTGGCTGCTCCATCTATAAGATTAATTCTAGTATTTAAAGCAGAAGCCAATTCTGCATCAGTTAAAGCCCCACTTAAAACCGTTTTTAAAGCATCTGCATCTGCAGTTGTTGTAGCTACTGTGCCGTTTGCAGAGAACCACGGGCCTATTTCTGCTTGGTTTGAAACGTGACGTATCCAATAATATCTAGTTTGTCCACCACCTAACTCGTGTGTAAACATAGAACCTGTTGTAATAGACAACAATGTAGCGGTACCTAATACATTAGAAGTACTACTATGTATCTCTGTTAAAGAGTGTCCTTTATAATCTGTAGGGTAATCCCAACTTAATTGTACTTTTTGATAAAGAGCAGTGGCAGTAAAGTTTGTAGGTTTACTAGGGTACTCAGATGTTACACCACTTATTGAAACTGTAGGAAGTGATATGCCACCATCAGAATTTGTTACTGGTATAAAGCCAACACCAGAGCTTGTAACTATATTAGTATTATAAGCCCCAGAAACTGTACTATTTTGTTCAGCGGCTAAACCCGATGTTGTTAGCTCTCTTACAGTTACCGCTCTATCTCTTGGGTCACCACGCCGACCTAATCGTATATCTAGTGCTTCTGATAAAGACAATAAATAGTTTGTTAGTTCAGGAGTAAGCCCCGGCGGTGGATT